AGTGCTTTGCAGCCAGGTTGTAGGAAGAAGGGAAGATTCTCCAACATGAGAGTAACCCGCGCCAACATTTCACGAGCGACTTGCCCTTTGTTTGCGAGAATTGCAATCGTCTTCTCACTATGGAAACAAGCATACCATAGTAGATAACCAACAGAGCTAATCGACTTACCCGATTGACGACACGCCAGAACGATAGAAAACCTGTTATCATTAAAGTGTTTGAACATCTGCTCTTGATAAGGATATAAGTCGAAAGGGACTAGTCCATCATCGAGAGAGATAACTTTTAGGTAAGTTTTGCAGAAGTATATAGGGTCTCTGCCACATTTGACATATTCCTTAACTTCTTCTTCTGTGAATTGATGCTGAACACCATCCCGTTTTACATTGGGATTACCAAGATACGACTCATTCTGATTTATCAGCATCAATAACCACTCCCGATTCTGCATGAATCAGTCTTTGTAAGTCTGTAGTCGTGCCTACAAACAAGTTGTTCGTGGTATTACCTAATTGTTTAGGTTCATCCTTTTTGTTAATGTCTTTGTTTTTTTTGTTCAAATCCATCAACTTGTCGTTGATATCTGCCATGTTTTTCATCATAGTTGATAAAACTTCAAACGCACGAGGATGCTCCGATTCACGAGCAACTTCAATCATAAGTTCCATACTCTCTTTACCTTTTTCTAAAAGGTCATAATACGTTTCGCGAGAGTATTCATAATCATCTTTAACATTTTTTTCTTCACTCATTAAGCACTATCCAAATCAATTTCAGTAAATCCATAATCACTGTCAGCATTTATATTAGTTGGGTTTGGTGTAAGTTTCAGTGTTTTGATATACACATCACTATCATTAAGACCCGATTCTTGTAAAAATAAGTTATTACGAACATCGCGGATGATAGAACCATTATTCTCTGGGCCATACAACGCAATCTTCATATCAAAATCTAAAGTATAAAGAATTGTTCTTCTTTGTTCTATTGCACCTTCAAAATCATCAGAGAAGGTAACTCCACTTAAAGTTATAGGAACATCTTCTGTGAGTGAACTAATATCAGAGAACGGTTTAATCGTTACCGAATATTGTGGTGCAAAGTATGGTAGTATCTGTTCTACAACTTGTAATGCGTCATCCTGTGATTTCGCATATATGTTCAGTTGGAACGAGATTATATATGGTGTTGCAGTATAAATTCTTTGACGAGTTAGAACACTATCTGATACTGCCTTCGAGATATTGTTCATCTTGGGTAGTTGACGTTCTGCGTCATACGACATGTTCGTAATCTCAAATGACATACGAGGTAACTTGATTGCGACCCTACGTTCTGCCTGTTCACCTTTATTCATTTCCTCTAGACGAGAAATGAAGTTTCTTTTAGGTGCATATGATAAAGGAACTTTGACTTGAGATATAACTACACCATTACTATTAGTTCGGAGGACATGTAGATTATTGAACAGTGACCCAAAGACGGATACCGCAGTTCTCACTCTTTTATGATAGAAGTGTGTGCCAAACATTATCCGATATCTCCAAATGGATTAGACTCTGAGAAATCAAGGAAGTCTGATTCGAAGTCATCAAAGATTTTATTCTGTGCGTCTTTCTGTATCTCCTGAAGTTCCTGAACCAAATTAGGTGTTGCTACTGCACCAGACGTTACACCTGTTACCTGTTTGTTTGTGGCAAAGGTGTGGAACTTACCGTCAGTTGAACCAACATGTGCAACCTGAAGAACTCTATCAGAGTCAGACCAATCAGTGACTTCACCTTCCATATTATAACCCGTATGAACTTGGGTGATAGTTTCACCAACAGTATAACCACTAGATGCAGAGTCCATAGTCAACGCATATTGAAAAGCGCCTTCATACTCAATCACATCAATACTCGCGATTTCTGTATCAAAATCTTCATCATTATATTCAAACAATTCGCAAGTCATACGGAATGTAGGCAGATTACTCAACTGATAAAAAGGAGTCTCTGTCTCTACTTTCTGGATTTGGAATATGGAGTTGGAAAGTGTCAGATAGATTAAGTCACCTTCACGAGGCCGAAAGTTCTGTGAGTCAAGTCGAGACCCTACGAGTTGTTTCCATCTTTTTCTTGAAACAATGAAGTTTGCTTGGTCTCTTAGTTCGATACCGAATTTGGTAAACAAGTCTCCCTCACCATCAAACGCTTCAGTATTCTCAATATACATCTCCACCTTGTAGGCAGAACCGAAACGTGACGGAACATCGTCAAGAAAGACTTTATCTTTATTGACTATTTCTCTTGGAAGGTAGTAAACATCCTGACCATACATTTTGAGGGCTTCAATAATGATGTCCTCATACATGTTCTGTTCAGAACGAACTCCTTGTTTGAAATACGGGTTCGTTGCCATTTAATTATCCAACAAAGAAATCTGGTGGTGTATCATATTCATTATATATTCTCTGACGAGCAGCTTCAATCTCTTGTTTTGCATCTTCAAGAATTTGTCTACCATTTAATTGCACACCGCCAGGCAATTGTATACCCTCAAACTTTATGAGATTTTGTCCCCACTGTTCTTTGATAAGTGCAGTTGCATATTCTTTTAGGAACATATTATCATATGCTTTTCCAACACCATTTACATCGGTTGCAATATACATTTCAATCAGAATGATATCACCCGCCTGTAAATCACCTCGTGAACCAGCAATATCACCAAATATATTCAGAGTATTTCCGGCTCTACTAAATTGTATTTGTGGATGACCAGTCAGTTTTAGGTCAATCGTTGCAAGATACTGTTGCATCTGTTCGTAATACGCAAGGTCACCTACACTGGTTGCTAAATCTGCAACATCATTTAGTCGCATTTGATACTTGATATCAAAGAAATTGACACTACTTGTTTGGTCATCAACAGGGAGAACTCGAACAACACTTAAAATATTATCGGGATTTATTGAACCGATACCATCAAGGTCAAAATTAATAAATCCTCTAGAAACTATATCTGATGTTATTGTTTTTGGAACATATGCCCTAAAACTACCCTCTGCAACATAATCGTGATATAGTTGTATTGCATCATTAATACGGTCTTCAATTTGTTCATCATCCACATTGATTTCAATCACAGGATGACCCAATCTACGAAGACAGTAATCTATGAACTGGCCTCTATTTGTTATTCTACTATACTGTGACATCTATCTATTTATCCTTAATTTAACAACGTTCCAGAGGCATCGAACACTGAAATCAATCTTTGTGCGACAGGTTTACCGCCGACCAATGCTGAATCCATGCCAACAACACCAGCACTACTAATCTCTAATCGAACCGCCCCAGAGTTGTTTTGGTCTCTAATTTCATATTTACTATTGTAGGCGACATGTTTGAACTCGGCACTACTTGTCTTCAGTGTCAGGTTAGCGGTTGAATTATCGTCCGCTAAAATACCCAAATGAGCAGCATTATTTTGGCCTGCAACATCAAGAACGTTAGTAGGGGTATTAACGGAATTGAAAGCAAATTTACCATTTGTTGCGTCAAAAACCATTTTTGGATTGTCATTAACATCACGGATGACCATATCACCGCCATCCAAGAATTGCAAATATGAACCCGCTGCGGAATCGCCTGTAATACGAAGTTGACCATTGAAATTTGATATATGTGATATTGCGCCAGTATGTCGAATGCTTAAGTCATTACCAGTGCCAAATTTTAATTGTTTATTGTCACCAAACAACATATCACTATCTGGGAGATTTGACCTTCTCGATGTGATATTGGTTACAAACGAACCACCATCAGCAGTGCTAATAGTAAATTGACCTGTTCCAGAATCAAATGCTGTCGAGGATACACCCGCAACTGAAGTTGTTGATGCGCTTGTAATTTGACCTTGTGCGTTGACTACCAGAACTGGAACTAAAGAGGCAGAACCATACGTTCCAGCACTGACACCACTATTTGTTATATCAAATGTGCCTGTGCCACTTGTGTATGTAAGACCAGTTCCACCAACAAACATTCCTCTGACATTTGCAGAGTCAATATCGATTGTTCTTGATGCGGTGATATCACCGCCACCTGAAAGACCTTTACCAGCGACAATCGATACACCACTGTGGTCGATGTGTTCATTTGCAACAAACCCTGACAGATTATCGTGAACGATATCTCCATCTGTTGTTGTGATTGCACCTGTCCCTGTATTATATGTAATACCTGTTCCGCCTGAAAGATTTGCTCTCGCAATCGTAATAATATCTGCTGAGTCAACGTGAAGATTACCAACATGTAGGTCACTTAGTATGACTGTTCCTGCTGTAAATCCACCCGAACCATCACGAGCAACTATCGCAGAGTTGGTATTTGCGTCTGTTGCCGTAGTCGCAGAGTTACTTACTTTACCAGATGTTGATATTGTTGCAAGTTTAGTATCTGCAATTGCGGCATCTGATTTGATGTCTGCATTGATAATCGTATCAGCAGTGATTGCGGCACTTAATGTTACCGCACCCGTTCCATCAAACGATACGGCACTTGCAGTCACATCACCAGATATGGAGAAGTTACGACCACTTGCGAGTGCCGTTGCAGTCGAGGCATTACCTGTCACCGCACCAGTCAGATTACCTTCAAAGGTTTCTGCAACCAATGTTGCAAGACTGAATGATGAATCCGCAGCATTAATAGTTCCTGTTGGTGTTGAGTCATACTCATCAAGGAGTTTCCACTTCTCGTCAGAGATATCAAAATAGAGACCCATGTGGGTATAACCGACACCTGATGTGCCTGTGTTTCTGTTTGTGAAGAAACCAGTATCAACATTTACAGGAGATGCAACACCTTGCCATAGGTCACCTGAGTCGTGACCCGTGGTTGCACCGAACTCAACCGAAATATTATCGGTAGAATGAATTTCTTGTTTATTACCTGTGATTGCAACTTTTGTAAGGATAGGTGAGGCAAATACACTATCATTACCCAATGCAACCTCAAAGGTATCTACACCACCCGCACCAGTTCCCGCACCGTCAATACGGACATAGTAGGTCTGTGCTGTTGTTCCTGTAAAGTGACCAGAGAAGAAGGCATCGTCAAGACCCGTTCCAGTATATGTCGTTCCTGCTTCACCAATCGCGTCACCTTCATTGAGACGATAGAAAGGCGCACCTTGTGTCACATTTGATTGACCCACAGTAGTCTGACTACCCAGAATGGTCAGGTTACCATCGACTTGTAAGTCCGAACCGATATGTGCAGATGTGCGAACACGGAATGAGTTCACAGAGTGGTTTTGTTGATTAACCAACAGGATACCGTTGCTAGAGTCACCCGAAAGAACAACCCAACCCAGACACATTGGGAAGTTTGGATATGTCGGAGATTGGTTTTGATGTGAGCCAGGTTGTGTCACTGATACAAAGAAGTTTTGTCCATCACTCAAATGTGCGGTATTTACTTCGGTCAACTGACCAGCGATAATACAATGACCATAGGAGAGGTTTGCAATATCTCCAGCTGCAAGACCTTGTGCGTTATATGCGTTTACATCTGTCGCATCTGCAAGACCTACAGTTGGAACATCGATTGCTCCTGATGTATAGTTACCAGAGAAGTAGAGTGCTGAACCCTTCTTGATAGTGGCGCCTGTATTATTGAATACACGTTGGTGTTCTTCCAGACCAATCTCATGAACAACATTTGTGATATCATCATAGTAGTTGAGGGTTTTATGCGTATTATCGTAGAATAATCTACCTTCTTTATACGGTGCATGACCAGAGATAGTTGTATCAAAATCTATAACATGCAATTCTGCGGAATCACCATGTATCTTACCAAAGGTCACATCGCTTGTTGTTGAAACATTTTGTCCGATACTGATAAGACCATTGGAACTATCGTATGTGACACCTGTTCCCGCCTGTAACATACCTTTGACATTTGCAGAGTCGATATTGAACTCACCACTCGTTACCGATAAACCTTTGTTTGCGGTCAGATGCGCTCGAACTTCTGCAGCACTTGGGCCAGTATATGTAAATCTACCTGTTGAAGAATCATATGCGAGTGAACCGTCTCCTCCGACATCGGAGAGACCGATTGAATTTCTCGCTCTTGCATCTGTATAATATAAATTCGTTCCTTCAGTAATGTCACTTGTTGTATTGGTCAGTGTAGTAAATTTTAACGTTCCAATATTTGCACTGTCAATAGTTGCTTGAGAACCAGTGAACTGTGTATTTGCTAAATTAGTTACTGTGGCCGAATCTACGGTTGCGTTTGTGATAGTCGCAGTGGTTGATTTTATAGTTGTGATATCAGCACTATCGATAGTCGCCTGTGAACCAGTTAATTGAGTGTTTGCAAGATTTGTAATTGTTGCACTATCAACTGTCGCATTTGTGATGGTCGCGGTAGTCGATTTTATAGTTGTGATATCAGCACTATCGATAGTCGCCTGTGAACCAGTAAACTGGGTGTTCGCAAGGTTCGTAATCGTTGCACTATCGAAGGATGCAGAATCCGTATGAATGAATTCCGCAGTAAGTTGGTCAAAACTTGCACTGTCAATCTGTGTCTGTAATCGTGTCAGGAAGTCACTATCAAAGTTTGCTTGACTGTAGATTTGTTCAACATCAATCGAGAAACGACCCGTTGAACTGTCATACGTCATATCTCCGCCAGCACTAAAGTGTGCGCGAACCTCACTGGACGATGGCCCTGTGTAGGTGAATACACCAGTCGCACTATCGTAAGACAGTGAACCATCACCACCCGTATCGTTGACAAGGAGAGATGCCTTCGCATCAGAGTCAGCACGAGCGGTTGTATAGTAAAGGTTTGTTCCCTCTACAAGATTACTCGTTGTGTATGGGTCAAGGGTAATCGTTGTGAGGAATGTTGCACCATCAGCAGTTCCGATAGAGATGTTACCATTTGAGGAATCGAATGCAAATGATGTCACACCCGCAACTGAAACTGTTCCCGCACTATCAAGTTGACCCTGTGCATTCACAGTAAAGACAGGAATCAAAGACGCCGAACCATAAGTTCCCGCAGTAACACCCGTGTTCGTTATAGAAATTGTATCTGTCGAACTATCGTAAGTGATACCCGTGCCACCATCAAGGGCTGCACCCAAGTCACTGTCAAAATTAGATTTAGTATAAACCTGTTCTACATCAAAGGAGAATTGACCTGTTCCACTATTGTATGTTAGGTCACCCGCAGAGGAGAACAATCCACGCAAGGTAGAAGTTGATGTTGCATCAAATCCAGTAATACCACCTAGAGATGTGATATTCGCACTGTCGAAGGTTGCCTGTGAACCTGTCAATTGAGTGCTTGCTAGATTAGTAATGGTTGCAGAATCAATTTGTGCGTTGGTGACTCTCGCATTGTTGGAATACAATGAATATACTTGTTGTTCACCTGTCGTATCGGAGTCAACCAGTCTGTGCCATGCACCGCCGTGTGCAAAGTATCCACGACCCGTTGCATGAACGTGTGCAAACATACCATGATATGTCGATGCACTTGGAAGGTCACCCTCTGTGCTGTATACGTTTGCAAAGAGAATCTTACCTGTGGTGTTGAAAGTCTCTGACCCGATTGACCAATAATCGTTGGTCTCATCCCAGAGGAATGTTTTGTTTGCATCATCACCACGTTCAATCTCGATACCAGCATCTTCGGTTGCAGAACCCGTTGCATTTGAGTTCAAAACAATAGTGTTATCTGCGAGTGCGATTGTCTCTGTATTCAGAGTAGTGGTTGTCCCCGTTACATTGAGGTTACCCGTAATCTTCAGGTTTCCAATATCTGCACTATCAAAGGTCGCTTGAGAACCCGTCAGTTGTGTATTTGCGAGATTGGTGATTGTTGCGGAGTCAATCGTTGCGCCATTGTCTACTGTAATGCCTTGATGAAATATTTCTGCAACATCAGTTCTTGCAACATCTGAATCTCTAAATGTAAACTGACCTGACCCACTATCAAACGTCAGAATATCCGTATTACCGTCTGTGTGAGAAGTTCCTAGAGAGATGTTGAGACTGATAGAGTTTCCGTCACTATCCACGACCACCAATGCACCACTACTATCTTTTAGGTCAATTGACCCTAGAGTGATGGTGTTGCCTGACAGGAAAAGACTACGAAACTTTTTATTTTCACTGCCGAGGTCATATACCTCGTTACTATCTGGTATCAGAGAACCAGTGAATGTTGTATTGGTGAAAGCAAAGGAATATGTATTTTCAGCACTATCAAATGTGACAGTGACATTATCATCATTACGAAGATTCGTTATTTCATAGTTCCCTGTTGTGGGGTTATATGCAAGGATAGAACCATCAGATTCGGTGGCAGTAACATCCACACCACCCAAGTTGGTGAGAGAGAAAGAACCAGCAGTCACTCGTTTTACAGGAGTTCCTACTACCACCTTCTTGACAATAATCTTTTCAGTCATGGTTTCCTCTTATTATTTTGTGACCGAAGGTGAGACTTCGATTTGTCCTTCGAGAACTCTTTGAATTATTTGATTGTTATCACTATCAGCGTAAGATACTTCTACATCATAAACATACCGACCTCTTGTTTTCAGAGCATCAGTTTCGGCGTTTGTAAGAGATAATGTAACAATACCATCTTCTGGCGGTGTGGTAACCACGGCATTAAATGTAACCGTATCAGGGTCATTTGCCGAGTCACCATATCTACGTTTCATTTTTGCTGTAGCTGTTCGTGATGTTAAATCATATGCAGAACCACTGTCATTGATGAGATGAATCTCAATAGCGACATCGGTGCCTTGATTTATTACAATATCTTCATATGAAATTAATGCCATTTTCAAAACCCATTACTTCTTCTTTGTCTTTATTTATAAGGATTTTGACGTTAAGGAAACTATATTTCAGACATTATTTCTTCTACAATTTCGTCTTGCAGTCCCATAGACATTTGACTTCTATCAAACATGTATGATACCGTTAGTCGCCAACAGTCAGTTTCCGCTGCATGATATACACGATTATACCACGGTTCACCATATGCACCAAAGTATCCTGCTTTACACTGCCATCCTTTTACATCTTGCATGACAACTTCGTCACCTGTATGACCATCAACATACCTAAAACATCCTTCTCCCGTCTCTGACCAAGAGAAAATAATATTATATGCAGATGCATTTGCATTATTATGCCAAGCAATAAATCCGCCAGGCGGATACATTTGAGTTAGTGCATTATTTTTTGTGCATAACATATGTGCTAGTTGTTGATTATAATCACTATATTTTGATATTGCCTCCGCCACCTCAACACTGTTATTGTTGACATGAACGATACGGTCAGCCTTGAGAGCGTAAGAGTGTATTGTTTCTGGGAAACCATCATGGTTTTCATTCATTGCGATAACCTTGTCACGATACTCAGAACTCACATACTCCTTTCTTTGTCTCTCAGTTCCATGTAATACATAATTTCTTTCAATAATTCCCCGATTATTATAAAACCATAGAAAGTTATTTAAGGCCTCAAGAATCTCTTGATTTTTTATGGGGACATTTTTCATACTATGAGTGTATCCTTTTTCAAAGAACCAGAGTAGTGACGTAAAACTGGTGGTTTACCTTCAATGGATTTTAGACCTTCATAACCATATTGGGTAAAATAGTTCCATCGAATATCATCATGAAAGAAACCAATCTTTAAGTCCTTATATTTATCTACCTTGTTAACCAACCACCAAAGTGTTGTCTGGTCAAATTTAGCAAGGTCTTGTCTCCACTGTTCATCATTAAATCCATTAGGAGTCCACAGACCATTATATTGTTTGTTAAATAATTCAAACCAGTCTTCCATGAACTCCCGAACCAGAGGATTAGAACTGCGATACAAACAGACACCACCGCATAAGGTATATTTCTCCATATTACCATTATATGAAAACTCTCGTATTGCGTAAAATTTCTCTCTTTCTTTTGTCAACTCGTGAAAGACCATATCATAGTCTTTTAGATTATCCCACACGGTCATGATGTCTTCGTGTTCGCAATCCATATCTGCATCAACATACATTGTTATGTCATATGGAGTTTGTGCCATACCCCAGAGTTTGGCACGATAGTGATTGTCACAATATATGATGTTATCTGCAACATCAGCCCGTCCATCAATAAAACGTTCTTCTGTTACCAGAGTGATTTGCGATTCAGGATAAAAGTCTTTGATTGATTCTGCTAGGTTAGTCGCATAGATATAGAAGTTTGAATTCTTTGACGCGACAATTACAAAACCCTTACTTGATGTGTTCATCTTCTAAAGATTCCTTAACAATCATCATAGCATACAGGTTCACTTCAGGAATCGATTTAGAACGTCTCAACTTTGATTTTAATAAACGGTTTTTTGAATTCTTTATTTCATCAATCTCAAATGTCTCTAGTTTATACTCAAACAGTTTTTCGAGTTTCTTAGAACGTTCTTGCTCTAACTTTTTTTCTTTTTCAATTTCAGCTTCTGCTTGTTTCTTTTCAAGACGTTTGTTAGTTGCTGCATTGATAGACTCTTCACCTAAAAATTCAATCGCTTCATTAAAAAGTTCGTTTGGTGTTCCGTCATCATTATATTTATTTAATTTGTGAACTTCCCGTTTCACCTTATTAGGTTCTTCGGTCACCTCACTAATTGCATTCAACATTTGTCTTTTGGGTGTTTCCCAAAATGCATTATTTAACCATATTCTCTGCACTATCATTCTCCATAGTTAATTTCAATTTTATATATTCATTTTTTACAATGCGGTTTTAACATATAGGGTGTATGTTTCAATTGTAGAAGTCGATGCTGCGATTGTTGTTCCGACATAGTTACCTAAAAAACTTTCTCCATAGTTACCTATGAAGTCTCGACTATAGTCAGCTGAAAAATTCCTAGAGTAATTACCTTCATAGTTACCTGTGAAGTCACCTACAAAGTCTCCAGTGAAATCCTCAGTTCGGTCAGCGGTAGAGTTTCTTGTGAAATCCGTAGCATAGTTACCCTCATAGTTACCTGTGAAATCGCCAATAAAGTTACCTGTAAAATCAACCGCCCGAGTTCTGGTAAAGTCACCAACATAGTTACCAGCAAAGTCGCCTGTAAAGTCGCCTGTAAAATCACCAGCAAAGTTGCCTGCAAAGTCGCCGACATAGTTAGTAACTCTAGTTCGAGTTGATGTTCGAGTTGATGTTCGAGTTGATGTTCTGGCGTAGTTACCTACATAGTTACCCGCAGTGCCATAAAATGTTCCGTCAGAATAATAGAGTCTACCGCGAGTATAGTCACCAACAAAGTTACCAACAAAGTTACCAGCAAAGTTGCCTGCAAAGTTGCCGGCATAGGTAAGAACTCTAGTTCGAGTTGATGTTCTATTTGAATCTCTAGTTGAATTTCTGGTAGAGTTTCTTGTGAAATCTGTAGCATAGTTACCAATAAAGTCACCACTAGAACTTCTGGTAAAATCCGTATCAGTTTCACGGGTAGAAGTCCTCGTATAACTTGTAGCATAGTTACCAGTGAAGTCGCCTACGAAATTTCCCGTAAAAACTTGTGTGAAGTTTTCAGTTGAATTCCTTGTATAGTCAGCAGAAAAGACCCTAGAGTAATTACCCTGAAAGGCACTTGACCTAGTTCTTGTAAATTCAGTTACAGATGTTCTAGTATAATCTGTATCAGTTGTATCCCTACGACTGTCAGTTGCAGTTCCTTTTGCAACCCATGTTCCACCTGATGGCGCACCTTGAGCAGATGACCTGATTAGATAATTACCAATAGCACTTGAAGCAGATGCCATCCGACTTTGACAAAGAGCACCAAAAGTATACCTCACCTCTGCATCAGACATCTCCTGAATACCCTGAAACGTTCCTGTTGCACCACTTGAACGTTTGACACTAACTGGTCGGACAGCAGACGGTGGAGATGAGATAGAGTCTTTTACATATAGATTATATGAAGTTCCTGATACACCAGTTTCAATTGTATCCTCAAAGATACCTGATTTGTGAACTGACCAATCACTGCCTGGCGTTGATGACCCTAACTTGTAACAGCCAGGATATTCATTGGTAAAAAGTGCAGATGCTATTCTATCACCTAGTGTGTTTTGTTCACTTGTTGTAAGTTCATGAATTTCAGCAGAACCACTATTATCAACAAATTCAGTAGGAATTCTGAAATCCGCTGAGTCTGAATATGTTATCGAATCTGCGTGTTGATTGAAGGCATAACTTGTTTGAGTAACAGGAACAGTTCCATTAGCAAATCCATGTGTTCCAACTCCGTCATCAAACTTGGTATCAACTATAGAACCGATTGAACGATTTGTTCCAGAATGAGAGACATTACCTATCACATAGGTTTGACCAGAATCCAAAGATGCAAGATGCAATCCCGCCTGATATGCGAGATAGTTCTCTTCAGATGTTGTCATCTGTTTAAGGTTGCCGTCAGTTCCGTCAAGTTTTAGTGGTGTAGTTCCCATGATAACCCTATTTATGCAGTTCTTACATAGAGTGTATATGTCTCAATGTTACTAGACCCTGAACCAATACTATCACCAGCATAGTTACCTAAAAACTCACCTACATAGTTACCAATATAGTTTTGTTGATAATTACCTTCGTAGTTTCCAGTAAAGTCTCTTGTGTAGTTACCTTCAAATGTTCGAGTAAAGTTCCTAGTATAGTTACCCTCATAGTTACCTGTGAAATCACGACTAAATGTTTCAGCACCCAAGTATGTTGATGTGCGTGTTCTAGTGAAATCCCTAGTATAGTTCCCCGTGAAGTTCCTAGAATAGTTACCAGCAAAGTCGCCTGTAAAATTAGTTTCAATTAGACGGGTGAAGTTCTGTAAGAAATCAGTTGAATAGTTACCAGTATAATTTGTAGAAACCGCCGTTGAAAAATCACAGACTGTAATCCCTCGATTACTACTTGTGCTTTGTGAATCTAACCAATTCGAACCAACTAGATAAACATTATTATTGTTCGCATAAAAACAAAATATTCCACCCGTGCCATAATCATCATCAAAACCTACAGGGTATATTCCATTAGCAAATGTTGGTTGTGATGAGTTATTCAGAGCATAAGCACGAGTTAGGTTTTTCGTGAATGTTGCGCCATATGGGCATTGCGTTCCATTCGGGCCGGCCTGAATGTAATCACTATTCGAATAAGGATAACTAATGCCAGACGATGCGCCAATCCAATCCTGTCCGTTTGTGGCCGCAAGACCCGGCTGATGACCTCGTATCCAAGTTAGTTGTGCGGTAGTCGCTGTCCTGATAGTCTCTGTATAACTAGGTGATTTATTTGTTCTTGAGACGCTCGCGCTCGCTGGATGACCATAATATCCATGTAAGTATGTCCCATTTGTATTGTAGTTTTCAACGCTTATGGCAGAACTACCACTGGAAGCAATTAGATTGGTAGCAGCAAACCAAGATTCAAAACTTCCAAAAGATACACGATTGGTTTGGTTACTGCTCGACCACCAATAATTGGTATTACTACTTGCCGGCCCAATAAGAACTCGTTGAGTTGCTCCTGTAGTTGCTGTGCTAATTCTAGTGAAATTACTAGTAAAATCACCAGTATAGTAACCAGTATATCCACCCGTAAATACACCAGTGGCGTTACGAGTATATGTTGATACTCTTGTTCTGGTATAGTCATTACTATAGTCACCTGTAAAGTCACGAGTAAAGTCGTCTGGTCTTGTGGCCTGACGGTTTCTTGTGAAATCGCCTAAAAAGTCTCCCGTATAGTTACCAGTATAAACTGCATCTCTAGTATAATTACCTGTGAAATTTCTAGAAAAATTTGACGTATATTGACCAACTCTCGTAAAGTTACCAGTATAAGTAACATCATAATCTTGTTCAAACTTTGATGGTGCCCAAGAGGCTACCGCCGCACTTTCACCAAAATCATTTTGCATATAACGAAATGAAATTGTCCCAGCTGGCCCAACACCAGTTGGCAATTCATAACCAGTGATAGACCCACTGTTATTGCCACTTGGATGTTGAATAAAACCCTGATTCCAACCAGTAGTATCGATATAAGGTGAGAATAGATACGCCAAATCGCCAACCTGAGCAACATAAGCACCACTATTCGGCGCTCGACATGTGGCACTTGCTACAGTTATGCCATTGGCATATTTGTTGTGGTTAGTGATATCGCCTCTGCCACTTGAACCTGTTGTGGAGACGCCATCAGCATCACTTGGCGAATAACTACTAAACGCCTTATTGAGAAAAATAACCCTTGCACCCATACCATAGACTTGTGGATTATTACTCAGGAAGAAAAAAACAGTCTTGACTCCTGTAGAAGTATAGTTTACATTATAAATTCCTGTATCAAAAGTATATTCAGCGGGCGTGTTATTTTGAGATATCGCTTCGTTCATTGCGGTGCCACCAAACGTAACAGCGGAAAACAATGACCGTCTATTACCATTCGTTTTAACATTAGCACACAATATAACAGACTTTGTTCCAGACGGAACAGTTACGAGAGCTGAAACAGCGCCATTAAATAACGCTTGTGAGGTTATCTGGATGTCGGCCGTGCCAATAACTGATAAACCTGATGTCACTGGGCCTACAAAATCACCAGTATAGTTTGTTGTATATTGTAGTATTCTACTAAAATTACCAGTAAAGGTGCTTGAACGAGTTCTTGTATAACTTAATGCGCCAGGGGCAATTCGATTCCTTGTAAAATTCTGGTCACGTTCTGTTGTATAGTTAGCAATAAAGTCACCCACAAAACCGAGTGAGTAATTACTTGCTCGTGTTCTGGTATAGTTTGCACTATATGTTGATTCTCTAGTTGTTGTATAATCTTCTGAAAATGCACTTGAACGAGTTCTTGTATAGTTACCCGCAAACGTAGAAGTTCTTAATCGAGAAAATGAACTTGAACGAGTTCTTGTATAGTTAGCATCAACAACCGCTTGACGAGTATCTGTTGCAGTTCCCTTTGCCGTCCATGTTCCTGATAAACCTATATCTGATGGTGTGCCTGTCGCAGAACTCAGGATTCTGTAATTACCAATATTTGTAGAAGAAGACGCGATTCTTTTCTTTGCTTCCTGACCCAAAGAATACTTCACCTGTCTAGGTGTCATTCTTTGAAGACCCTGATAGTCTCCACTATCACCATTAGACCGTTTGATTGCGAATGGGAGAACCGTATTGGGAGCCGCCATTGAGGTTCTTTTATAGATATTATATTGTAAGGAATAGTTACCAGCACTATCTCTCGTATCAGTCATTACATTAGACAAATCAAGTGACCAGTCGGCACTGTCAGGAGAGACTGAACTAAGTCTATACGAGCCTGGATAGTCAGATGTAAAAATACGTCTATTCAATCTATCAACAAGACTGCTTCTAGCAGAACTATCCATCTCATTGATTATTGTTTGAAAATTATTTTGAGTTAAAGCATTTACATATATTCCATTGTCGCCAATTTCATATTCTGATTTTGCTTCTGCCGAAGCATATGCCGTTCCACCAATAGTTGCATTTCTAAAGTTAATCACATATGCATTATCAGAATCTTCATACCTACCAGTTGTTACACCAACAGCAGCCTCCACCGTCATTTTTGGTGGTTCATGAAGAGCGTTACCAAACTCTACAGTGCCAGCATGTGTTGCATATCCATTTACATCACTATCATGTTGATTGATTGAAGTTCCAACAAACCTATCGAATATTACATTTCTTTCAGAGGGTATTTTTATTGTTAAGTCATCACCATTACTAACCGAAACAATTTCAACATAATCAAATTTTGTGCGATTTCGCAAGAGATTGACTTGAGACAAATTCGCTGTTGTGTCATCCAATTGGTCAGCGCCTGAATAATTTTTTGTGTAGATAGGAATACGGTAGTCACTGTCAGTAAAAGATACTGTTCCGTCTCTTTGAAACACTGACTGAACAGTTTGACTAAAAGTTAAAAATGAACCACTTCCGCCAGTTCCAATGGCTGAATCATATTCAGTGTTTATTAAATCACCAATAAAATATGCGGAATCTGTGCTTAAATCAGCTAAGAGAGATAGTGAAGCTGGTTCACTACTATCTGCTTCGGAAAGTGCAAGACCTACCTGATATGCCAAATAGTTTTCATCATTTGATGCAATACTACTTGTCGTATCGAATTCTTCAAAGTTCGCGCTGTCTTTTAATTTTAACGGAACATAACTTGTCATTATGTATCACTCCAAGTATTAGTTAAGTTGTGTGCCGTTCTCATCATAGATTAGTGGTATATCCGCTCTTAATGCGTTGAGTGCGTTCACGAAGTTGTTTCGTTCTGAACCAACAAATGCAGAATCTAAACTAGATAATAAACCTAAAGTTTGATTGACTACAACACCATCAGAGTCCAATGTGTCAATCTGTGCTTTGTTTGAATTAATTGCCTTGACAATGGTTGAATGGTCTGTTATGGTGGAAGTCAATGTAGACAAATCACCTAAAGAACTATCTAGTAGTCGTAATGATTCACCGACTTTACTTGCGACCAAATTCTTTTGGCCATCGGAATCTGGTATTGCACCCAACTCTGTGTGTAGTTCGTTGATTGCGCCACGAAGAGTAGTCGCAGAAGTATTAAGTGATGCTGCACCAATCTCTGTATCGTGTTCGTTGATAGCACCAGAAAGTGTCTGTGCTGTAGTTGTGAGTGTTGCACTACCAATCTCTGCATCAAGTTCATTTACCGCATCTGATAATGTGGTTGCGGTAGTCGTTAATGCTTGAGCGGGTTCGACCTTTGTGTTAAGTGTGTCAATCTCCACTTCCAGTTCTGCAATCGCACCACTTACCGTAGAAGCAGTAGTTCCCATTGCACCCGCAGTGATTGTTCCGAGTTCTGCGTCATGTTCTGCAACCGCACCAGTGATAGTTGTTGCTGTGGTCGTGAGTGAGACATTACCCTGTAACGCATCAATTTCATTGACTGCACCTGTAAGAGTTTTTGCAGTCGTTGTCAATGTCGTATGAGGTCTCGCACCGACATCACTATCGAGTTCGACAATCGCTGCAGTCAAATTATTTGCAGTAAGACCGCCCGTAGACAAGTCTGCGGATACTAGGTTATTCGATGTTCCTCGAATCGCAAGTTCCAACTCATTGATAGCAGCAACAGTGCTTGAATCCTGATTGGTGTTTAACCGTCCAGTTGCACCTAAATCCAATGACATGGTATTTAAGTTCGTCACCAATGTGGTGAAGGTATCGGTAATATTAGTAATTGTCGGTGGATTTGTTGCCATTACAGTTTCTCTACCAGTTTATTGAGGAGTTCTTTTATTTCACCAACTTCATTCTTTAAGTCTTGGAACTCCTGTTCCTTATTTTTTCTTTTTCTTTTTGCTTCTCTCGCCGCTTCAATCTCTTCTTTATTTATATTAATAATACCGCCAGTTTCCATATCACGAGCATAACTAGGAGAGCCATCAACCATTACATATTTGTTACTCATTAGACAGCCATTGCAATCACTCTCAAGTCCTTAAAGATTGGGACTAGAGACGAGTTTGTTGAAGTCATAACAATTTTTAATTGATATTGAGTGAACGGAGCGATATCCCCACCCTGTTTACCAATCAAATATCGATACTCACGGAAGTTTTCTCCATCTGGAGCAACCGCAGTTTCTCTACCTTGAAGTATAAAATCCTCTTGGAAGATGTCTGTTCCATCTCTTGCGACCCTGTAATATAAGTCAAAGTCAGAAGCCGAAGGTCTTAATGCAGCGAGTAGAACTTTTAGACCAACAGCACTTTCTGCAAGAGTCTGAACCGAAGTGGTATGTTTCGCAAGAGATGACCCACCAAACGCTTCGGTTTCTGCGGTAAATGATAATGGAACATTGAATCCTGATGAAACGCTATTTGCTTGTCTGTCAATCTGGTTTCCGACACAAATCAATGATGCTCTTTGTGCATCGATGATTGGTGAAACATCAGCACGATTTGTTGTCATATCAACTTTGAATGTAGTAGAACGAACCCCTGCACCCAATTCCGTAGTTTCATTTTGTGGAGTAGCAATAAGTCTTGGACTATCAAATAGATTGGTGTCAAGTATTGCGATGTCACTATTAAAACTTGTATCTTTTTGGAAACGTGTTTCTGAACCCGCCCATGATTTACCTGTGGTAAACTTTGCACTATATGTCAGATTTGTGTTGTCTGGGGTCAGTGTAGTGAACATCGGAATAACTTCATCAAACTGTATCTGTTGGTCAACGGCAACATTGGTGCCACCGAAACGACCTGATGAGGTTGCATTAGCGCCTGCTTCAAATTTAATACCATAACCATCGGCGTGAGTAATAGCTCTTGTGGCAACAATATTTGCACCAGTGATACCATTAACTGTATCTGCACTATCAATACCTTCGATATGAATATCGTCACCAACTTGGAAACCATGTCCATCAATCATTGCAGTAACAGTTGCATCACCGTTCTCAACATGGAATGGATTTTCTTTAAGAAGTTGTTTAGGCATATCGACATTTTCAAATACAGCAAAACCACCAGCAGTAGAGAAATCTGCCTTAAAGATTTTGAATGCAAGGTCTTTAGTCTGGTCAGGCTCCCATGTCGTTCCGTTTTGTGATTTGAACAATGAACCCATAGAAGGTTGACGAGAGATACGATTTTCAGTTGAACCTAATTCAAATGCATAGGTCTCTCCAACATACGCTTCATATTTTGTTGACTCTGCCAACAGAACAATTGCATATTCCGTATCTGGATTCAAGAAGACTGGTTCATCGAATGTGAACGTTGTAGGTGCAGCAACAACCGCTGCCTGTGTCTGTGATGCAGGGAGACTCACTTCTGAACTTGGCGTCAGAAACTTCACCGCATTTGCAATGATGTCTGTTGCAGATGGTTGACCGTTTACCATTGGACGGATTTCCAAACGAATAGGGATAACATCATCCTTACTCTTAAAATAAGTTTGAACTTTGGTTACGAATATACCATCTGGTTCTGTCACACGGAAGGATTGTGCGAGAGGGTCGCGTCCACGAACACGTTGAGTTTCTGTCCATCTACGAGTTCTTACCGTTGTGATACGAGTAGATGTAATAGTCTTCTGTCTTGTATCCAATGTTCCTTGTGCAGTATAAATTGCAGATGCAATTGATAATGCATTTGCATCATTATTTACACTAATATCAAGAAGTTTGAATTCTCTTTCGCCTGCCTTAAATCTCAAATCCTCACGAGCTGGGATGAAGAAAGAACCTCGAATAGCACCATTCAAGTCAGATGTGAGAGTTGATTTACCTTCAGGGTGTTCTGCTGCTAACTTATGTCGGTCACCATATTTCCAACCACCATTAGTTGAAGATGCAAATCTTTCGAATGATGTTTCAGTGCGAACATAGTCTGCAACAGGTGTTCCATCAAAGAATGCAAAGTATTGCGTATTTGGACGGAGACCTTCTGCGTGGAAGAATATTTTACGAGCACGAATGAAAGGTAAGAATGTTAGCGAAACTGTGCGGTCACCAATTTCTTTCCTTACAGTCCTTTCGCCCACAACGATACGTTGTGAGAAACTTCTAACAATATTTCGACCTCTTCTTACAACAGAACCTTGAACTACACCGTTTCTATTCCAGTTAGCAACTCCGTTCCATCCATTCCAAATACCAGCATTAGGAATGAGACCGAATCCAAGAAGTGGTATCCAGAATGCACGACCCCACCAAAATGCAATGAGACCTCTGCTTGCAGCAGTTCCTACCGCAAGATTACCCTCATTAACTGCTGCCAAAGTTTCTGTTGCAGTTTTGTTAATTACATTTGCGGGACGATATTCTGTGTCAATCCATTCATCAGAAGCAGGAGAAAGTGTAAGTTCGCCTTCACCTGTAATAACAGCAAATGGGTTTACATTCTCTGTTCCTGATACCTGTGTTTGTGTAATTGCTTCTACATCTTGATATTTCAGATATACAGTATCACCCTTCAGAATAGTATTCGATGATGCAGCAGAGTCATATCGTAGTGTAACATTTTTCTCAGTCTTTTGAGGTGATAAAGTTTCTGTTGATGGGTCAATACCCGCACGATACTCTGGACTTTGAACGTCTGAGAAAGTTCTGTCAGCGAAGTTATCAACAAAGAAACCAGACTTAGTTCTTGGATTACCCGCAGAGTCTAAGACCAACAGAGCATCAGTGCCGACTTCAAGTAATGACAACGAGGTAACTTCTTCAAGTTTATCGACACGTTTTTCTAGTTTGCCAATATCGGCCATTGTGAATCTTTTTGCTCTAAGAACATTTGTTGCAACATCCGAATCATGCAGACCATATGCATTCAATTCTAACTCAAAAAGACCTAGAGTGTTTTCGGGAGTATCTGGAACTTGTGAACCAAATCCATTCTCACCCTGAATATTTTTCAGTTCTCCATCTTTGGTAATCACAACCTTATCTGCACGAGGCATATAATATGTTACATCCCCTTGAAAAATATCACCATTGGTAGGCATTTCATTGACAGCAGCATCACCACCAACAAACAATCCATCAGAGTCAACCGAAGAACGGAAGTCAATCACATCACGCAAGTTTACGGATTCCCGTGGGCCTGTTGCGAAGGATGGGATATCTTCATAATCAACTTGACCAGTGTAAGAGTTCACGGAGAAGAAGTCGCCTGCACCGTGGGTAAAGTGTTTGAATCTTATGAAGGTATTATCAGAACCGCCGGGTGCAGTTGCACCACCATTAAGAATCAAACGACCATTATTATAAAACCCTGCTCTCTGACCATTATCAAGATAGTATTTACTTGATTGGTCTGCGCCATTTGAATCTGTATCTTTAATTGAAACAATTTCAAAGATATCATTTTCATGAAGGTCGATATATTTACTTCCGTTACTATCTTCGGATATACCAGTAAAAGTTTTTGTGGTTTCAACCAACGTCTTTGTCCGAACTGATGGTTGTGCTTTATTAACTTTTGCATAAACTGTAACAGCTGAACCAATTGGTAAACCACTAACGTTAACGCTTTGAGTTCCCGCAGCACCAATGGTTAGAGACGAAACGACATCACCACTAGAGTCAACAGTCGCAATGAATTGACCCGTATTAGCAAATGTCTCACCTGTAGCAGACAATGTAAGTTGAACAGTTCCACTAGCATTATTAGTTGGTATACTACTTGAATGAACAATTGTTCCATCGTCAGAAGTTCCAGTGAACACACGTTGAACTTCAAAGTCTACATCAGTAATACTTTTAGGACGAGGGTCTGGTGTAGGGAATACAAGATTTACTTTATTAGATTCCTTGATTACTGCCTTACCATTTTCCAAAAGTGGTTGTGCAAAATCAGCTGTGCCTGTTCCGAATGATTTAACATCACGCAAAACTTTACCTAATAATAAGTTAATATCAAAAAGGTATATCTTGAAGTTTGACCCATCTTCTTCTACATATCTAACTCTTGCAGTGCCGAGCCCGTTGCCGCCAAACCCTGTTGCATCTTTAAGTCCAACAGTTTGGAATTGGTTTATATTGAGATTACCTTCCAATACATCACATATAAAATACTGACCATAGTTAACACCAACAACCTCATTTGTGCGTTCAACTTCTGCCCGAGGTTTTGGTATAGTTAACTTCGTAGGTTTTTCAGAACCAACGCGATATCCATTAAGATATGCAACACCCGAAGATACACTTGCAATGAAGTTTGTATTGTTTGTCGCATCGTCAGCAAAATCAATAGTAAATGGGGACACGATATAATTACCCGATTCTTCGGCCGTTCTTTGCGCTAATACTTCGGTAATTTTATTGTAATCATCTGTTCCGCTTACTTGGTCAACGATATTACCATCGACTACATCACAATAGTAAACAAAGTTTTCATCACTTGCAACTTGGTCTTTTGTTGTTAAAGTAAGTTGAATACGATATCGGTCTGCGCCCGGCGAAGATAAGTTTGGTGTAGCACCTTGATTATCAAACAACTCATTTGTATCACTGGTTGTAACAATATCTTCTGTTACTTTGAAACCAATAACTTTTGAAGGTAGTCGCGAGTATTTCGATAGAATTAAACTTTGTTCTTTTGCAAATACAAAATGACCACGAACAAAAAAGTCACCAGATGAATTAGAAATTTGACAACCGCGACCAATAGCGGGGTTTGATGCGGTGTTGGTTGACTGAACAGTTAGAGTCTCACCGCCGCCTGATATAGTTTCACCTGACTTATAACGAACTGGGTTTTCTCCAACTTCACCACCAGAAGTATTAACATACTGAACATAAAGTGTTGCAGGGTCAGAACCCTCTGCCTCGACAACCTCAAGAACTCGTGCGACAACATTAGAATTGGCACCAGTAAATTCTACACCAATCAAACCACCATTTGCTTCAAGCGCATTTGCGCCAGCTGGTAATGCATTAGTGTTTGTGTTTAGTTTTACAAACTCATAGTTCGTATTAATTGTAGGGCCGCCAGGATTTACCGATGCACCATCCTTAAAGATGTTGCGACCAAATCTACCAATCTCTTCCTGAATAATTGTTTGTGATTGAGTAAGTTCTCTCGCTTGTAGCGCCCGACCACTATTAAACAGGATACGGTGATAGTTATCACTATCCTTAAAATCATCCTTGTATGTGGATGAAAATACATTTTCTGTAAACGTTCTTGGCATCGGTATTACCTTAAATTTGAATTACGATTTTTATATCTTCTGTTTGGTCAGTTGCGCGAGTAACTGATGCGCGATTATCAATATATAGAACATCACCCGTTAGAATATCTACTTCAGGATTTATGTATGGAGCAAAAGAAGCATTCAATACGCCTGCACCATTACCATCGGTTTCAGTGATGTTTTCACCTGAATCAAAGTTACCAAATCCTGTCTCCGCTGTTTGGTGATACCAAATATTCGCAGAATCGACTTTATCAATAAGTGCCTTGACATTAGATGTTGAACCCTGAATAGTATTGTCTGCGGTAAATCCTGTGTTCACACTTGAAAGTCTTAATTGTTTTAACGCAATACCTGTTGACCCAGTAAATAAGGTAGACCCAGAACTATCTTGAATATTTCTGATAAGACCTACTTGACGGAAATCGTTACCGACAATGAAGTCTCCAGTTTCAGTTCCACTAGGTTTACTGTTAAACATGACTGCGGTGGAGCGAAGGTCATCTCGAGCGTCACCACCAAGTCCAAGAGGTGTTGCTAGAATTGGTCGTATTTTTGCGGGTTTGGTTGGTGAACCACCGCCCGTAACGGATACTGTTGCATAGTCATAACCTGAACCAAATGTATAATTACCAGAACTATCAATTAGTTCTACCTTAGTTACCTGACCACCATTCTCTGTTGCGCCTGCTTTTGCTTTTGTGCCATTTCCATTCACTTCGATGGTTGGGTTACCAGAGTATCCAGCGCCACCAGAGTCAATTGCATATCCAATAATCTGACCAACTATTGCGTTATTTTGAACTGTCTTTTGTTCAATGTCAGCAGAAGGAGAATCTGAGTCAGTTGTTCCAATTAATTTGACGGGAAGGAAGTTGGCAGAAATAAATTTGTTAGCATCCAATGCACCAATAGAATATAGGAACTTCCAAATGTAACCATCAGCGGTATCGAATGGCGTTCCATCTGTGCCACCTGTCGGTTGAACTGTAGAAACCTGTGCATTACCAGAGACATCTTTTGATTGTTGAATACACAGATAAACTTGGTTATTGTCATTCATAACGTAGTATGTTTGAGTAGGATATCCTACTTGGATATCATCATATGGAGAATAAATTGCACCAGATGACCAGTTGAAACGAGGAACAACAAAGGAAGTATCAATAATATTTTTTACCGATTGGAGTCCAAGACGGAAGTTTCTATCTTCTACCAGATTGTTAAGAGCAGTGGGCGCAACATCAGAGTCATTCCAATCTTCTGAACGACCAATAGCTGCATAATATCTACTAGAAGAATCAGCAAAATCTGTCAACAAATCTGTTATAACTTGTTTTTTAATTCTGTTTGTTACAATCGCCATTTTATTATCCTACGCTTACGCTGTTGTTGTCCCGTTGTTTCCAACAATAAACCATTTACTTGCTGTTGTATTCCATATTAGTTGACACCCCTGTCCTATAGTAAACTTAATAAACCCAGCAGCAGAATCTACACCCTGAATGTTTGATGCGCCGCCCGCTGGCGTGAGATGAACTTCACCCGCCCCAATATTACTGAAGTATTTAGACTCTGCCTGAATCGTTCCATCACCAAGAGTAGGGTTGATAAAACTACCAGAGTTAAACACTGTTAGGGGTTGATTTAAGTTGACCGCAGTGGTGGATGCTACATCAGTTCCTTTTTCAAATACAATCTTATTTGTAAACGTGATACCACCAGTTCCCTTTGCACTTAAATTGAGACTAACATTAGTATCATCACCATCGACATCGATAGTTGGGCCAGTAGTAGTTGCAGAGTTTGTCAGTGTTATGAAATTGACTGCACTTGAAGTTTTGTTGAATTGTAAATACTCGTTATCTGAACTATCAAAGAATTTTGAACCGCCATCTATACCACCAACTACTGGATTGTTAACATTTAACCCATTAATTGTTTTATTACTAAGAGTCTGAGTTGCATCTGCAAACACGAATGTGTCGTTTGTTGACAGTGACGGAATAGTGATATTACGATTTGCAGATAAATTACCAACCACAACATTGTAACTATGACTAGAGTCATTATCTTTAATAGAAGGAGTAGTCAACGAAGGACTTAAAATAGTTTTGTTAGTCAAAGTCTGAGCGCAAGAGTCAAGAATAAGTGTCCCGCCATCATTAGGAACATACACATAATTATCAGCGGTAGGTTCTACCGCAACCATATATGTTTCGTTACTGTCTGCAACCTGACCTTCAAAGACCACACCCACATTTGATAGACTTACGATTGCAGCTGCAGAATCACCACCGATACTCTGGTAGAGTTCAGTAAAGTTCTCATTAATCTTTTGGGCAGCGGTGCGGAGGGTATCACCCGTTCCGTCATTTGCTGTAGTGCCTCTGTTTAATGTTTGTCTTGCCATTTTATAGTCCGTTTGTTTTAACTATTTATAAGGTTTATCGGTTAAAGAGTGAAACTTTTTAAGTATTGGTCAGAGTCAGCACTGAAATGTTGGTGTTTGTCTTGGTCTAAAGTCTCGAAGAACAAGTTGTTTGACAAGTCCATACCGTTTGTTCCAACTTCATCTGAATCGTCAAATGTTGGTGAAGATGCAATTTGCGCTTCACGCAACGATGAATATTGATTATTGATAGTTTGGATAGTTTGTAAATCAAACCCTTCCATATTTGTCAATTCTGCATTGATGCGACTGAATACGCCTGCTGAATCTGTATTTAGGTCATCCACAATAGAGGTCAAATCTGTTACTCCTGTATCGCCAAATAATCCTGTTGCCTCGACCACAATAGGTGGTGCTTCAGAAGGCACAACAAGAGGAGCAGTCAATTCATCAGTAACACTCGATACAATCTGCACCTCCGAACCAATGAACATACCCGCAGGGTGAACGAATAATTTATATGGTTCTCTCCACTCGTTAAATGAGATGTCAGACTTTACCTGAATCGCAAATGTCTGAAACAATTTATTATCTGTCAAGAACTTCTGTGATTCCAATCCAATTTGAGAGTCAGTTTCTCCTACCTTGAATACGTTCTCTTTTGTGTAAATAATATCTGGGTCAACACCAAAGAAAGTTCGGAAGAACTGTTGAATAGAATATTTTGTTCCCTTTGAACGATACAGAGTGTTAGAATATTTTGCAGCAGCACGTTTATCAGTAAACCCTTCAAAGTATGATTGACCCAATAGGAGTTCATCTTCAATATATGAAAGAAGGTCTAAATCAGTCTGTGTAATATCACGAGAGTAAAACAGGTCATCTGCAAGACGAGAAGGTGCGTTATCATCATCTTCAAAATTATAATACTGTTCAAGAAGTGTAATGAGTTTTGGATACTCTGTCTTGAAGAATTCAGGTAGAACTTGAGTAATCTTGTTATCAGAAAAAACAAGCTCTCTTCTACCTAAATCTCTTAAAGTATCGTTTTGTTTACCCATTAGTTTGTAACTCCAGGCTCAACATCTACAATACGAGAGAATGATTCATCAGTATCAAATTCAATAATATCTTGTCTGAATGGAGTAATCGCACTTTGGTTTGCGGGTTTTGCACTTACTTTGATAAATTGATTTGCACCAACAAAATCATCAACTTTGAGACCGACAATACTTATAGTGTCATCACTGTAATTTCCAATATTGTCAACTAGAACCTCTCTATCAATAGTGTTAAATACTTCAAGTTTTGATGAATCTAGTTTATTGCGTAAGATACAGGTTTTATTATTGAGCGTAAACGCAGAAGATGTGATTATATGTTCTTTGTCATCAGGGTCAGCGATGATTGCTGCATATCTTAATTTATGGTCTTGTAAAGTATTCAAAGTAGGAGTGAACCTTCTCTGGAAAAAAACATCTGAGCGAGAAGAGAGAATAGCCGGACTTATATCATCCACTAATGTTAAGAGATTTGAACGTCTAAACGATTGACTGAATTTGCCAGTATTTGCCGCAAAATAGTTTCCAATAACTGTATTGACATTATCTTGAATTGTATTACGAGATAGTGTAGTCAAGTTCGGATTGAACTGGAAGAATATCCTCGTCTCAATGAATGTCTTTACGGGGTCATCAAACTTCAAACTAAATGATGCAACCGACAATTGTTTCGCAAGGTCTTGAATTGCATCCTTTGTTGATTGTATTGTTGTCGCATCTACATCATCATTGAATAGAACCGACATAAAGACCGTTCCGAATTCTGGTTCTAGTGCGTCTTCACCACCAAAAGATTTAATATCTTTGATGAGTGTAGAGAAATTTCTCAAGGCCAACGTAGAATAATCTACTGCGGTTACCATGCGATTTTGTGATGCGTATTGGAATGGTGCATTCTTACGGATTGACTCAATTGATTCTTTACTACCGCCACCAACTGCCTTTGTGACCGTTGTCACATTTATATTAAATTGTTGACCTTCTACCGTAACTTTACTTTGCGGAGCAAATGTTGAAGACGTATCAGCATCACTACCTGATACTGCAAGATAGTCAACTGTAACTTTATTACCAGCCGCTGGCGCACGACCCAATGTTTTACCATTACCAAAAGAAAGTTCAAAGAGACCATTAGGCGCTTCTTTTAATATGAAGAGTGTCGAGTTTTCATTTATATTTACAGCATCAACTATATTAGTATATGTTTGAAAATTAGATGAAGTAGAAGTTTCATATACACGAACAACAACTGTGTCTAAGTCTAATGACTCATCTGGTATAATATAGTTTGCATTTTCGGTTGCATCCAACGCAAGGAAAGTCTTTGTTCTAGCAATACCTTCATGGATTGTGATATTTTGTGAACCGTCAACGTTTGTAAAGAGATAAAGACCGTTACCATCATCAGTTGCAGAGATATCTTCCAATGTTTGAAATACATATTCAACTTCATCAACGGTTGCATTGAACTTAAATCCATCATTGATACTAATTTTGTTTGGTCTGGTTGCCAATCCTGACAGATTCATAGAAAGATTTACTACTGCTTTGGATGTAGTTTTTGAATCAGGAATATATCCAATACCCTCTGCGAGAGAAATAACTGACCCACGAAGTTGTGCCGTCCCAAGAAATGATTCATTCAAAGCAAAGTTTGCGATGAGACCATTGTAATGAGTATTATATGCAAGCACATCAAGGATGCTTGATAATCCAGATGCTTCAAAATTGTAATCATCAAACTCCCCCCCTTGTTCAAGAAAGGTTTTTAGATTATTTTTGATTGCATCAAAGTCTAGTGAGGTTGATTTGATTGTTGTTCCCATTTTATCTTAACCTTGATAGTGTTGAAGTGAATTCTACTTGTTCTTCAGTATTCACCACTTTGAATTTTAGTGTTACACTTAAACTATTATAATCACTCTGCAAATCTATTATCAAATCAAGAACTTCTGCTCGAGGTTCGTAAAATTGAATAGTATTAATAATTCTATCGCGTAAGAGTGCATCCTTACCTTTATATGCCAGTTCAAAGAGTTGTGCTCGGACATCTCCTCCAAAATCAGGACGAAATGGTTTTTCCAATTTATTACACATCACCAACGTTTTGACTGACTGCTTCACAGCAGCTGCGTCCGTCTTCTTGAATATTTCTCCAGAGGACGGTTTTGCCGTAAATGATAGGTCAATATCTGTATACTGCTTCGTTCTACTAGTCGTTACCGAAGCAGTGTTGATATTATTATCTTCCTGTGCGAATGCTCTTCTTGCCATAATTCTATTTATATGTGTTTTTAGTCAGTTTCTCTTATTTCTATCAATTCATTTTTACTCATAAGTGTCCCATTATACCATGTCTGAATATCATTTGAAAAGGTCACATCAAAACTCTCAGGGACATCGTTGAATCGTAATCCAATCTGACCAGTCAATTTACCACTAGGGTCATACGAATCATAATCTAGATATAGTCTGTCAAAACTAATATAGTCTTTCCAATATTCAGCGATATCAAAGGTTTTCTCAAAGTCAATCTTACCATCTTTGTCTATGACTTGATAATAAACTAAGCGACCAAATCGTTTATCTTCAATCACTTCATCACCAATCAGAGATGCCCATATATCTTTGGGTTGTAACAATCCTTCCGAAACAATCAGACGGATATCATTGAACAATGGACTATCGTTGATTACTCTCATTGCTTCTGCATGAAGATACAGATTACGAGCGATACGCCTACGATTAAACTCAAACTCGATGTGATTAAAAGGTGTTCGGTCACCATATGCACCCAAGAACTTTGCAATCGTGATGCCTGGCCCTAACTTAGTGGCAGAACTGATTGATACTTGATTCTCTGGGTTGTATACTGGGTCTGCTAATATAATCATGGTCTAAATCTCTTTCCTCTGTTTTCAAGCGCATTCCCGATAGGTTGATAACCAAATCTTGATGATGCAGACTTTTTCACAGTTCTACCAATTGCAGGCGGTGTTGGTATTTTGTATTCAGGGTTCAACAAACCATCCGCAACCAGAATACTGCCTACTGCATCACCCACATACGAACTCTTTAGTGCAGAACGAACTTCTGCAATGGTCGGTATTTTATAGAAGTATCCTTCATATTTCTTTTCAAGTAATAGACTTGTTTTGAGTTTATCCTCTGCATCAATGACAACTGTTCGTATTGCATACGACCCATTGAGTGAATGGTCAACCACAAGGTCTGGAGTAATAGGTGCATTCTGGCCAGAAATATCTTCTTGTGATAATGAGTGTAATGTTGCAGTATCACCAACTGTGCTTCCTGATGTTG